TTTTGCTGGACAAAATCCCTCCTCAAAAGAAAAACCGAGCAAATCACACACTTTCTGTGCGGTCTGCTCGGCTACTGATTCACCACGATATACCTTATATATAGTGTTTATGTGAGTTGCTGTCTGTTGAGAAACAAAATGTCTTGTAAAGTCCTTTAGTTCCTCAAGAAGTTCAGAATTTGCAATAAATGCCAACCCTCTACGATTGATATCCCCACCCATGTCCTTATACAATTCCATGAGGTGATGTGGCTGGAGATTATTCAGCCTTATATGCCCAATTGCCGGAATAATTCGTCTGAGCATTGACCTGTATCGCTCATAGGTTTTGGGGGATAAATTTACTTCTGCGTAGTCCTCTCACCAGCGTTTTGCAAACTCTGCAAATGAAATATTTCCGTCTAAGACTTGCCCAGATAGGACTTGTTTTTCAAAAAGAACAGCAACCTCATTTACAGCTTTTTCAATCTGTTTTTCTGTCATACCCTCCTCGGGCTTCCAGTGCATGGTTTTGCGTAGCTGTTTTTCATTGACGTCATAGCCTGTACTGACCATAATCATGTACGAATTTTTGCGTTTTAATATTGATGCCATAATTATTCTCCTCTTTTAATAGTATAGTAGTCATATGTTAACTCTGAAAGCTACAATTAGCAACCAAATTTTGATGTTTATCAAGGCATATATTCCACAAAGATTGCTTGCTAATTTGGTACTATTTAAAGAAGTTCTTCAGCTGGGTTTTGTCTTTTTTTGTTGTTGAAACAGATTCATTTGGCTTTGTTCCTTTTAAAAATTCAAAAAGCACATCAAGGTCGATAAGATATTTCTTCCCGATTTTCGTGCAAGGAACTTGCCCTGTCACAACCATTCTTCTCAAGGCATTCGGTGTGATAGCTGTGTCGCTGTCAGTTTCTTTTATATAATTGTAAGTTTCTGTTAATGTTCTTAGTCTTGGCATGTTATTCCTCCTTTATATATCCATCAAATCCAGCTTGTCTTAATTTATTAAGCATACCTTCAGCATTAGCTTTAACTGAGTACGCTCCAACCTGAACCTTGTATAACTTTCCGGTAGAAACAGGAACTGGCTGTGGCACTGGTGCAGCTTGCTTTTTTGCTACTCCAAAAGTCTTAACAATCCCAGTAACAATGGCTCTTGCTATTGCATCGTGGTTATCAATAATCCACCTTGCCGTATTCGGATTATCGTGAAAGTCAGTTTCAACAAGAACAGAAACCATACCATTTTGCGTTGGCATTCTTATTTCACCATACCCTTGACCGTTGAATGCCACCATACCGTTTACAATTGCACTACTGCGGTTTGATTTTATTGGACAAGCTGAGTTTAATTCTGCAACAAGATTGGTTGCAAAAGTCTTTGATGTAGCGTTGCTTGGGTGGTACAAAGCGATTGCACCGCTTGCTGTGGAACAGCCAGCATTTGAGTGGATTGCAAGATAAACATTACAACCGTTGTTTTTAGCCTCAACGGCCCTTGCATTTATGTCAGAATTAAGCGTTGCCATAACAGTTTCGCACATATATTCGCTATCAATAATTGCCTTGACTTTGTGAGCTACAGCCTCCATTTGTTCTTTTTCTGTTGTATTGCCAACACAATAACGGTTGGCTGGCTGATTGCTTGGTGATAAGTAAATTTTCATTATTTTGTATCCTCCTTGTTATTCTCGTCATTAAGTTGTGCCAAAATATCCTTAAGTTTTTGTGGTACAGGCAAGCCAATAATTGCGACATTCTCAATAATTGAAATGCCCTCGTTTGACAAATAAAAAAAGACAACTGCTGTTCTCACAACATTGCCTTCACCCAGTATTTTCGTATCAATTATGCTCCCAACTCCAACGAGCAGAAAAATCAGCACCTTTTTGCATATTCCCTTAAATCCGACCTCGCTTGACAGCTTTTTCTGCGTTATTCCTACCATAACCCCGGTTATGTAGTCAATGACCACAAATGCAATTAACGCATACAAAAAGCCATCAACGCCTCCAACAAAGCTACCTATAAACCCACCAATAGCCGTTATGACTATCTGAATCCACGACCTCCTTCTTTCTAAATAATTGTTACGCCATTCAGCGTTTTGTTGCCAGTAATTTTATTAAATAATCTTTCAGTAACGGCTTACCCTTTCGTCCTGAACTGTCAACAGTGAACTCAGTGTAAAAGCCTTTGTTGCCAAGCGTGTGCTTAACCGAAGTAACCGTTCCGATGATGACATCATCTTCAACCATTTTAATTTCATCACCAATTACCATTTGAGGTGTAAACTTTGATGCAAATGTTTCAATCCTACCGGCATTCGAGATACTGGTAATAAGGTTATTTGCATACTCAGTCAGCTCTGCAAAGCTTGTTCCGTCGGGAACATTCACATACAACGTCTTGTGCATTGGTGAAACCCATAACTTATGCGGTGGAAGTTCAAGTAAAAGCTTATTGCTAGGCTCTTTGCAAGAAACACAAAGTCTGTTGTAAGTCTGCTCATCAGAATATTCTGTGCTGTAATTAAAACAAGTTTTATCTCGTTCAAAAAGATAGATTGAAGCAACATCAAACCTTGCATCATCACTTCTTGAAATACCAACAACACCATCTGAGCTTTCTGCAATCTGCCAGTTATTTGAAAGCTTAATTAATTCAGTTATGCCGTCTAAGAGTGTAGTTTGTGGCTCAAAAGATAAGCTCCAAGCCTTGCCACTATCACCAACAAAATAATCTTCAATTTCAGCAAGCTTTAAAATATCCTCAAGGTTCTCCTGTAACGACCCTTTATTAAAGGTATAGCTTTCATCAAAAGTTTGCTCTTTGAGTAACTTCCCGATAGAATTGCGAGCAGAAACCGACAGATTGTTTTCTGGGATTGAGGTTGAAACCCTGTCCACAAAAAACTGTCCAATTGAGATTTCATCACTGTCACCAAAGGAAATGTAGAATTCAAGCTTTGCGTTTGGTGCAACAATTGAGCGACTTCTTTTGAGCAAAAAGCCGTTAATATTCTGCAAGTTTACGCTTGCGGAAGTCACTGGTGTGTCCTTTGAAATAGAAATACTTCCGTCAAGAACTGTGTGCGAAATGTCAACAGGGAGCATATACATAACAAATTTGTGATTGCCAGCACTACTCCAAAAGCCGTAGCCACCGTAATGTGCTACCTTTTTAAGCTGAGGGTATGAAACATTTTCATCAGGTGACATTCGCCCCTTGTCTTTCCAAGATAAATTATCATAAAGTCCAAGTTCAGGAAAGGTAACTTTACCACAAACATCATTATTATTTAAATAAATCACTCTGAAACCATTATCCATCATGTGCAGAACCTGTGGCGAACTACCTGTGCCTAGATTATTTGTGTATTCAAATTCTAAAATCATATTAACTCCCGCGTTCAAATTGCACACTAAAACCAAAATCAAGCACCCAATTTTCATTCTTAATAGGTCTGTCAATTTTGCAGTCCATTTCAATTGTCGCTCCGTTTGGTGGTGGGGTTGTAAAAACAATCCCTGGAGTTGTGTACCCAAGCAATAAATTCGGACAAGTTCCTGCGCCAACACCAGCAGAGGCAATTGCATAAAACCTCCAGTATCTAGCCGTTATAGTTTCAAAGCTGATGTTATCGGTTGCTGTGTACATACTGGAATAACTCTTGTTTATCACTTGATTCCACGCAACTCCGTCAGTTGAATACTCAAGTTTAAGGGTAATCGCACTACTTCCTCCACTGTAATTCGGAGAAAAACAAGCCGGGAACTTAAATCTGTTGATTTTAACATCTTTCCTAAAATCCAAAACAATAGGGGTACTTCCATTTGCACCTCGACTAGGATTTTTTACAACAGCATTCCAACCAAAAAAGTCACATCGATTATAATTTGCGTTATTCCCTCCACTAACATCAAAATTATTGCTATCAGAACTAATAAACAACTCAGGATACTCGGCAGAATTGTTTTCATAATCAAAGGTATAGTCAACATTTCGTGTTTGAGTAACGCCATTTACTCTGATAACCTCACTGTTTTCCATAACCTTTGGAATAGGGCAATTAAACTCAAGCTTTTGCCCATCACCTGTTCCGACCGCCATATTAGTTAAAGTAATTTGAGGGAAAATATCAGCATTTGGTAACTTCCATGCTGCATAATTTGGAGAACCGATTGAACTGATTATATGTCCGTTAGCCTCGTTATAGTTCCAACGTGTAACAGCAAAGTTCCACTTTTTATTTGCATAATCACCCGACGGATAAATATTTGTTTTTGTAGAAATAGCTTTGATTGCTAACTCGTCGGCTGTTTGAATTGTGTCATAAGCACCTATTACCAAGGTTGTAGCCAAATATGTGTCCTCTAAAACTGCTGAGATTATCGCATTATTCGCAGGTGCCGGCAGAAAATATGCCTCGTCATTTTGGCTCATTGTTAAATAAAAAGTCGAGTAAATTGTTATGACATCTGTGTCGGTTTTTTCTATAGCAATCTGATTGCCCTCACTGTCCTTGAGCATTGAATGCGTTACAAGGTCAGTGGCATATTGGCTTGCGCCAAGTCCGACTTCAGTTATTTTTGCGCCGACAAAATTTGACGGGGATAAGACTATTGAGCGTTTTATATAGCTTACTGGATAAGCTTTTTGTGTTTCCACAACCGATGTGGCCTTTGCACCCAAAAAAGTAAAAAGCTGAGTTCTTGTAACAACAGGCGTTCCAGTTCCTGTGCCAACATGAATGTATAACATTTTCTTTTGATTAGTCATAAGAAAGTTAAAAAACTTATCCAAAACAATGTTGTAGGAAACAGCTTTTTGCTTGAGCTCGTTTGTCTTACTATCCCTCACCTCAATGTCAAAACGGTTGTGTATGATGGGCTTGATTATTTTCTCCATTTAATACTCCTTCCTATATTGGTAAAGAACCTACTTGCTTTGCTGAAACCGAGCATACTAGCGTTGCTACCAAACTTAAATTTTCAACGTAAAAATTAGTTGAATAAATCACTTGCTTATTTTCAAGCTTTTCAACTGAATAATTTACCCTAATTGATGGCTTGTCATCTTCAATAGCCTCCGGTGCGAACCTTGCTGTAAATGTTGGAACAAGCAAAAATGATGTTTCATTGCCTAAATATCGTAAACTACTGTTTGCTAATAAGGAAATTTCGACTGTCATGTTTTTCGATATGGCTTTTACAGTTTTAACTGTTATTTTTTTATCGCTTACAACTATTTCAGATATTTCTGTTTGAGGTGAAATACTTAATAACTTATCAAGAGAGTTCTTCTTAAAAAGGCTGTAATTCAAGGTAATTTCAAAAGTCTGTGGGTCAATTCGTTTTGTAGCCATAACTTTAAATTCAGGCTTTTGTTTGTAATATTCAATTGCACAATCATTTGTCGGCACAAAGCTTGTTGTACTTTCATCTGCCACAAATGCCGATAAATACTGGATTGGAGTATATATTATCTCACAACCTGCAATCTCAGAATACACTGATTCAGGGCGAACACTCTGACCGGCATAGGTTCTTTTTGAAAGTGTGTATCTGATTTCGCCAGTATTTTCAGTTATGAAACCTACCCTAAAATCGTTGGTTCTAAAAACGCAAAGTGTTGTATTTCCTGTTCCTAAAGCAGTGACCTCACGTTCAGTTTCCCAAAGTGAAATTCCATCTTGACCGGTGCAAAAAACTCTGTAATATACAATCCCACCTTTTACGTAACTAATAATAAGTCCTTGGTCGAGGGTTAAATCATCACTTGATTGCCATGCTCTACACGCTGAAATTTGTGTTACTCCTGTTGCAAGCTGTAATTTGGTAGTACTATCATTCCAGTATTGAACCCACAAAATATTGCTGTTATCCACATAAAAAACATAAGGGTACTCCTCTGTCTTGAGGTAGTACCACTTTTTCTTTGAATCCAAAGTCCATATTCCGTTGTATTCGATTGCTACTTCTTTTGCAGAGCCAATCTCCCATTGCTTTATCCACGGCTTTTCAAAATCTGTCGGGAAGTTACGTTTATACACGTTTGCAATTCCAGAATCAATGCAGATTGCGTATGCAATTGACGGAGTTTTTTCGCCCTCAAGCTGACGGATTGTAACATCGCCAAAGTTAGGTGGAATACCTTTATGAATATCCTCTGAAATAAGTGTATTCATACTTGCTTGAGTGGCAATCAGCCTTAAATTCGGCTTTGCATTTGTGCTGTCTGCCTGAATATTTTGAAGTAGCTTTTCTTTCAGATTTTGTGGAAGTATCCTCATTCTTCTACCTCTTTTGAAAGGGTGATTACAGTTTTATAGTAATTTCTAGTGACGTTATCAAAATCTTTGAGAGATGTTATTCTCCCAAAAAACACACCTTTTTCAAGCTCTGCCTTTAAAAGCGAGGACTTATCCTCTGCATACATAAGCTTTTCTTTTCCAATCTCGTCGACATAGGCTGTAATTTCATAACTAATATTTGGTTGACCTATCCTTTGAATGTGCGTCGCACCATCAAGAGTTTTCTGAATTGTTTTTGTTACTTCTTGCTTTGGAAGAATGCTTATAAATGATGTGATTTCTTCATTTGTATCCATATTTAAAAGAACAGCCACTATACACGCACTTCCTTTCGAAGTTCCCCGATGATAATATCAACAATTCCAGATAGAGTTCCACTGTCATTTACACCCTCTACACGAATAACACCTGTATGGTTGATAGTATTTGAATTTCTGCCAGCACCAGTTACGTTTGCATTCACATCAAAGTTTGTAGGAATTGCATTTTTCATATCCCTCTCAACCACGTTCATGGCATCGGTGAACCCTACACCAAGCCCAGCGCCCATATTTGAGCCAATACCAGCAAAGACAGTTGAAGGTGAGTGTATTCCAAGAAAATCTTTTGCTCCGTCAACAATTCCTCCAAAAAATCCTGAAACATTGTCTGAAATCCAAGTACCCATTGACTTTATGCCCTCCCACAAACCTTTGACAATGTCAACTCCGATTTGTGTTACCGATGCAACAGCTGAGCCAAGTCCTGTGAGCAGTGCTGAAATAATCTGTGGAAGATTGTTTGTCATAAAGTCAATTATCGTTGTAATTAATTGAGGCAATGCATCAATTAGCAGAGGCAAGGCATTTAGTAGTCCTGTTGCAAGTCCCTCAATAATGGCAAAGGCGGCTGCAAGAATTTTGTCCATGTTATTTAGTAGAATTTGAACAATCAAAATTATCGCTTCAATTATTGATGGGATTAATTCTGGAAGTGCCTCGGCTAGCCCATCTGCGAGGGCAATAACCATTTGAACTGCAGCCTCAATCAGCATGGGGAGGTTATCAATCAGCGCATCAACAATCGTGATTAGTGCTTCAACCGCCGCTGGAATAAGCTCCGGCAAAAGGCTTATTATTGTTTCTAGTACTTGCGCGAATAGGTTGGTTACAGTTTTAAGTAGCATTGGCAAGAGGTCGCCAATTGCTGATAAAATTGCGCCTGTGACGGTCGGCAAAGCTGAAACAATGTTTTCAAGCACTGGCACAATATTTTTAACCACCGACTGAAAAGCATCCACAAGGTTTTCCGTTAAATTTGTCATATCTGCGTTTGAGTTACCAAGTCCGGCTGTAAAAGAGCCTAGTGCCGCTTGCAAAAGTCCGATAGAACCTGAAATTGTTTGTGTACTCTCTCTTGCAAAGTTACCCGCATATTGCTCTGTGCTTTCAAAAAACATCTGCATGGCGATTTCTGCTTTTTGCGCCTGAGTAGCTGAATTCCAAGTGAAATCCAACCCTTTTGAAAGAGCGTAGGCTTGAATATTTGTAGCATTCATCGCAGCACCCAAGTTGTCCATCATTGTGAAATTACCCTTAGCAGCACCCGTGACCGCCTCCATTGCGGAGGACATATCAATTCCCATAACTGACGCCATATCAGCGGCTCGTTGCATAGCTTTTTCGGTAAGCTCTAATGATTTTTCTTGTTCAATACCGGAACCTTGAAAAAGTGCTCCCATTTTATTGGCGGTTGCGAGATAATCACTTTGCGATACACCGAGGTTTTTATACGCTTCTTCACCTGTTTTTTGAATTGAAGAAGCATATTGTCCGAATACAGCTTCCGAGCCACCAAGGTTTTGCTCCAGCTCACCAAATTGCTGAACGACTTCTTTTCCGAGCTTAATAGCAGCTGCACCAGCGGCAACGGCGACAGCGCCCATTGCTACTCCGACACCTTTGAGGATACCACCAAGCTTTTCAAACTTTGAGCCTGATTTCTCGGCAGCATTAGCTGATTCTGTAATCTCATCACCGAGGTCGTCAGCAGCCTGTGCCGACTGAGTAAGCTCACGTTCCATTCCGTTGAGTTCAGCTTTTGCTTTGTTAAGCTGAATTTGCCAGTTTTGTGTACGCTTATCGTTCTCGCCAAAGGATTTGCTTGCATTTTCAAGTGCTTTTTTGAGTGTATCAATCTTGTTTTTCTGCTCGTCAATCTCTTTGTTTAAAACCTTGTTTCGTGCAGTTAGAGCCTCAATGGATTTATCCTGCTTGTCAAACTGGCTTGAAACTAAATTCATTTCAGAGCCGAGAACCTTGAAAGATTGATTGATATCTTTGAGGGCATTTTTGAAGTCTTTTTCTCCTTCAATGCCTATGCGTAAGCCGAAGTCGGGCATGGTGGGTCACCTCCTTGCTTTTGGGGATAAGAAAAGACACTCTCACGAGTGAGAATGTCTTAATAATTATATACTAAAATTTGTCTTACCATTAATAATTGCGTGGATTTCAACAGTACCTTCGTTAACTATATAAAACACAAGGTAGTTATCAACAGTGAGTTTTCGGTAAGTTAAATCAGATGCAGAGGTTTTATATTCTTCATACATAAAAGGGTGATTTTCAAGATTTTTTATTTTTTCAATTATTTTATCATACTGTTTCAGGGCAGTGCTAGGATAAAATCTTGATAAATATTCAATGATTTCCATTAAATCTTCTCGAGCACTTTTCAACATTTGAATTTTAAATTCTTTCAATGAGTTTTTCCCTCAATTCTTTTGCAACCTCATCAAAGGAATATCTTTCGTCAGAAGCTTTTGCCTCGATTGAAGCGTTTTTCAGCTTATTAAAAATATAGCTCTCTGAAACCAAGTTTTCATAAGCTTCAATGCTCATCACAACCATATCTCCATATCCGTTTTTAGTCAGAAACACTGGTTCTAATTTCTCGTGAACAGTTCTTGATATTTCAGTAAAATTATTTCGCAGTTCTGAAACCGGTCTAATTTGTGGCATAATCTCACCCCTTATTTATTATACCACTATTTTATCATAATTATGATAAAATATCAACACTTATTTTTAAATAGGAACAACCTCATCAATACTAACCTCTCTTTTCGCCTTTTCAACCCCTACAAATTGCTTGTGACAAGTCCATAAATCAAGTAGCTTTCCTATGGGCATTAACCACACTTCATTTTCAGAACGGTTTAACTGAGCAGTCCCATAATAAATAAGTCGGGTAAAGAGTTCAACATCCTCTACCCGACTTGTGTGTTTTTTAAGCTTTCATCCGATTCACTTTCAATATTTCGCTTTGTCCCTTTAAACATTGCCTCTGTTATTGCTGTTTTATAGGTAGCAAGCTCAAGTGGAGAGGTTAAAAGCTCCACTTCTTCTGTGAGCAAAGGCTTTTTATCACCATTTTGCAGATTATCAATCATAATTCCTTGATTTGCCAAAAGTGTAATCAGCCAAACAACCTCATCAAGTGTCTCTTCAAAATTTTCAGACTTCATCAGCTTATCACCGAGATTTGAAAGCCCTCCATAACGCTTAGCTATTTCCTTTGTGGCTTTTGTGGTGAGAACAAGTGAATATTCTGTTCCACCAATTGAAATTTGCGAACATCTGTCGTTATCCATTATCCTTCACCTCCAATATTTGCAAGGTCATCAAGCCAAGCAACAGCTTTTGCCTCAGTGTCAAAGGTCGCTTCCTCTTTCCAAACACCCAAAACATCAGTGAGAATTGTTCCCTCAACGGTTGGTGTCTGAAAATTAATTGCGTCGCCTTTGGTTTCAAGGCTTTCATTTGGAATTCCAAACTTAACTTTTGTAAGCCAAATTGCTCTGTATTTTCGAGCGCCATTTTTTATGGTAGTCGCATAAAAACCTACCCCGACGCACTTTCCGTCATCATCACCCTTTGCAACAAGCTTTTGCTCTGTTCCCGGTGTAAGCGTTGAAAGCGTATGCCCTAAAATCAATGCTAAAACCTCATAGCTTAAATGGTCGCCATTTAAAGAAACCTTCCCCGACTTGAATTCCTTAATATTTTCAACCAACATATCATTGGCATAGAGTTTTCCCTCGTTGATTTCAATAGAAATATCAGCCTTGATTGCCTTTGACATAACCATTCCAGCGTTATAGGTTGCAACGCTATCTGTTTCAGTAAGCTCTGAACATATTAAATATTTTAGTCCTATTTGTGCCATATCCTAAACCTCCGTTTCGTAATGTTTCGCTATATCAATGGCATAATTATGATAGCCAGTATCATTTTCATGCCCTACATAGCGCCGTTCGGTAATAGTAAAATCAGCCTGTAACAAAAGCTTTACAAGCTGATTTTTTCTTTGTGTATAATTATTTTTGCTAAAAAGCGACAGCCTTACTTCTTGAACTTCAAGCAGTGGATTGTTGTCCCCAAAAACTGCAAAGGTGTCAACAAGCGGAGTAATTACAATATATTCATCGGAAAGAACGCCACTGAACACTCCTGTTTCTACAGGAATATCTATTGTTTCTATAAGGGTATTAAGTTCAGATAAAATGCTCATAGATTATCGATCTCACTTTCCAGCTTGTTTTTCATAGCTTCAATGCAAGACTTTTTGCTTTGAATTTTTGCAGGCTTTAGGAATGGCTTTGGTGGCTGACCACTTTTCCCGTATTCAAGAATGTTAGCTATTTTAGCATTGCTTCCACCATCAGAACGAGGCTCGTCAAACCCAACTTTAACATTAAAATTCCCGTTATCATCTTGCTTTGCAGGAGGTATCCCAAGAGCATAAATAAGCTGTCCAGTAGAACGGCTTTCTATTTTTGTGTTATTACCAACCACAGATTGAAGATTGCTTTTTACTTTTGTGAGTACAACCTCTGCACCGACTTCAAGCACCTTAGGAACAATTTCATCAGTTTTTTCAGCAAGGCGAGATACCTTTAAGAGAAAATCCTCCGGCATATTAAAATCACATCTAGCCATCAACACTCACTCCCAATATCTCAAGATACATACCTTTGTTTTTCACATTTTCCATCGAATAAATATCATAACGCTTACCATCACAAACGATAATATGCTTGTTGGTGATTTCAATATTAGAAATATGACGAAGTCTGAACAGGGCATTTACAGAATTATTCTGCGACAAATTAAGCCACTTTTCAGTTGAGTTTTTCTGCTCAAAATATGCTTTCACACTTGCGACAATATTATCGCCGGTTGTTACAAACCCCTCGATATCCTTAACAGGCTCGGTGGAGATTATATTAATTTTTGTATTCATTTTCCCAAAGCTCATACTAAATCACCCAATCCTTATTAAGCCTTAAAAGCATATTCACAACATTCCAGACTTGCTCACTCGCCTGCACATTATCAGAGAAAAACCCAGCAGTAGAGCCATCTCTACTTTCATAGAAATGGCTGGAAAGCATTATTACTGCTTGCTCAGTGGTCGGGTGCATTGAGTTTTCCGAATAAAAACCCTCTGCTTTTTTCTGATAGCTTTCAGCATAGGCTGTTGCAGCTGTGATATAATTTTGAAGAAGTGTATCGTCCTCATTATGCTCGAGAATTAAGTTAGCTTTGACTTTTTCAAGCAAAGTCATAATTAAGACCATTCCTTTCTGCCAAACTGGAAACTTTGTGACGGTTTTGGCTTGCCAAAATTTCGGTTATAAAGACCGAAAGGCACAAATTTCCGTTTGAAAGATTTATCTTTCAAACTTATACCTTTTGCTGTAGAGTCTTAATTGCTTCTGGGAGAATTAGCTTACCATCAACCCTTTGTGTGGCAATGAAACCAACTTGTCCTGTTGCAGCATAAAGTTCATTTAATCTCTTAAATGCTCTGCCTTGGCGGTCTGCCACCCAGTAATAACTAAAGTCACCGAATGCGATTGATTTTGCAGCTGATGCGATTGTTGGCACAAATGAAGATGTCACAACCGGTCTAGTCAAAATAGTATCGGGAGTTCCGGCCACGATTGATGGCTGCCAGATGTAATTGCCGTTTCCGTCTTTTAGCTTTCTGATTGCCTTGACAGTTGCGTCATTCATTACAAAAGTCGAATTTTTTCTGTATGGAGATTTCAAGCTGAAAAACAAGTCCATAACCTCGTCAAGGGTTATAGCAGTTGCACTTGCAGCGGTTACACCAACCTCTGCACCACCTGTAGCATTGAAAATTCCAGTAGGTTTTCCTGTGCCATCACCGATGAAAAATGCCTCTTCCTCTTTTGTGCCGATACGTCTTGCAAACTCTTTTGCGATATAACTTTCAAGGTTGAAAACATTGTCGTTTAAAAGCTCATCAGAAACTTTTATCATAGTCGCAAGCTTATATGCACCGATTGAAACTTGACCGAAGCTGTCATCACTTTCAGGAATAGCGCCCTCCTCATCAAGCCAAGATGCTGTGCCTTTTGTAACAACAACAGGAATTTTCTTGTCACCAGTTGAAGTTGTGATAATTTTTGCAAGTTTTCTGAACACATTTTCTTCTTCAAGAGCCTGAATTAGCGTTCTTTCAAACTCATCCGGAACTAAATATCCGCCCTCACTGTCAGAACCAATCTGTAATGCATTCTGCAAGTCATAATGATTTTTACTTCTCATAGCTTTCCAGAATGCTGATTTGTATTCGTCACTGGCTCTGCCTGTTTTTGTATCACCAGTAACGGTTGGTTTGCTTGTAAGTGGCGAATTTAAAGGCTTTGAAAGCTCTAAATCAAGTGATTGCTGTCTTTCTAGACGGTCAATTTCCTTGCCTAAATTAACTACATCAGCCTCCATTTTATCGTATGTAGCTGTGTCGTCTGCCGAAATAAGTCCGTCTGTACCTCTTTTTGTATCAAGAAAAGCTTTTGTAGCCTCCCATGCTTTTGCTCTTTTTTCCCTAAGTTCTAAAATTCTGTTCATAAATGTTCCTCCTATTTAATAAGTTGTAATCTCTTATCGAGATTGTCGATTGGTGTGCCTGATGGTTTTTGCTTTGGTGTAATCTTCTCAAGAAGTGAATTTGTAACGGCACGTCTGCTGAAAGTGAAGCTGTTTTTCGTGGCTGTCTGATTTTCCGAAGACTTGTCTTTGAACATAATGTCATCAGCAAACCCTAACTCTAAAGCTTTATTTGAATTAAGCCAAGTTTCTGCATCCATTAATTTCGATAGCTTTGCTCGAGGGAGTGAAGTCTTAATTTCATAAGCGTTGATGATACTTTCCTTGACCTCATCAAGCATTGAGATAGCTTTTTGCATTTCCTCGCTGTCACCAATTGCGACAGTTAAAGGATTATGAATCATAATTAACGAGCAGGGCGACATTAAAACCTTAGTACCAGCCATTGCAATAACTGATGCAGCACTTGCAGCAATGCCGTCAATTTTTACAGTTACTTGCCCCTTGTAGTCCATCAGCATATTGTAAATTTGAGCTGCTGCAATGCAATCTCCACCGGGTGAATTAATCCAAATTGTGATATCACCATCTGCTGAAAACAGCTCATTTTTAAACTGTTTAGGGGTAACTTCATCATCGTACCACGACTCTTCAGCGATTGCTCCGTTTAAGAATAGGGTTCTTTCTCCATTATTGTCAGTAAAATTCCAAAACTTTTTATTCATTTGTTTCCTCCGTTTCATTATTTGTTGTATTTGCAAAAATTCCGGCATCTTGTAATTTAGTCATAGCGCCATTGACAAGGTATAAATCTCCGCCAAGCTCAGTTGGTATGCGATTTAAGTTTTCAAGCTCACGGATATCGTTAGCGCAAAGCCAACCATTCTGTCTGCCTGTTGCATAACCCGCCATTCTTGAGGCATAATCACCACGAAGTAACCCATCAACATTAAACTTTATAAAGTATTTTTGCTTTTCAGATTGTGAGAGCAAAGCCTTTTGCATTGACTGCTCCCATCTGACTACCCACGGGTCAAGCGTGTATTTAACGTATTCTAGGCTCTGTTGCTCAATATTTGAAAAGCTCGACTTTTCAAGGTCACCGACCATATGAGGTGGTATTCTGAAAATTCGAGCTATTTCATTTATCTGAAATTTTCTTGTTTCTAAAAACTGTGCCTGTTCTGGTGGAATTCCTATACTTTGAAATTTCATGCCCTCTTCCAAAACTGCAACACGATGAGCATTAGAACTCCCTTGATACACTGCATTCCAACTTTCACGCACACGTTTTGGGTCTTTTACAACTCCGGGATGTTCTAAAACTCCACCAGGATTTGCTCCATTTGAGAAAAAGCTTGCACCATATTCTTCAGTAGCAATTGCCATGCCGATTGCATTTTTCGCCATTGCGATAGGTGAATATCCGACCAATCCATCAAAACCAAGTCCGGGAATGTGCAAAACCTCTTCTTTGCGAAGAATGACTTCGCCCTTATCTGTTTGATACTGATAATAAATTTCACCACTTGAAGTTCTGTCCACCGTCATTTTATCGGGTAGAAGTGGATACAAGGAAACAACCTGACCTCTGCCATCACGGATAATCTGAGCATAAGCGTTACCCCATAATAAAAGATGACTCATGAGTGTTTCCATAGTCTTGCAAGCAAGACATTTAACACTAAATGAAGTCATCTCAGGGTTTGGCTCGTTATGGAGCAAATTATATAACGGGTGGGAGGTTGATTTTTCTTTGCCGGTATCTGTATATTCATAAAGCTGAAGTGGCAGGCTTGCTATTGTTTCTGAGAGAATTCTCACACAAGAATAAACTGCTGTGGTCTGCATTGCGGTTCGCTCATTTACGGTTTTTCCACTGGTGGTACTACCGAAGAAAAAGGTATGATTGCTACCGAATAGACTGTTTTTCGGTTTATCTCTTGAGTGGAATAGGTTTTTCAGTGGGTTCATAGGTTGACCTCCTTAAAAAATAGGTGCAAAAAAGCACCCGAAAGGGTGCTTTTCATAATGTTTATAATCACAAATGATTTCCAAGTTTGTGTGTTAATGCTTTTATAAATATATCTTGTACTTTTATGTGCTGGTTTTCAGGTAACGAAAGCTCACAAAATTTTTCTAAGTAACTATTAAATTTTATAACATATTGATTATAATCTTCATTATTTTTCTCATTAGAATAATATATGAATTCATACCACACTTTTGTATTATTAATAGCATCGTAATAGTCTTTGAAACATTCTCTATATGCCTTTAATATATAAAAAAGTGATTTATTAAAATGTTTTGATTTACAAAAAAACTTCAGTATTGGCGAAGAGTATAATATTAACATAAATTGACGATATATCAGATCACTTAATTCTTGAGCACTTATATATAATTCAGTTAATACATTTAGAAAATCGCTAGACCTATCTTTGATATTTTGATTTTTTATAACAATACATAATTTGTTATTTATAAGTTTAATATTGCTAAGTGATAAAAGAATTTTATGCATAATTCTTCGCTTTTCAACATAATAATTTACTAAAAAACTAACAAACACAAGTAAACTACTAGAAAATACGCCAAACATAATACTTTTAATATTATCATTATCGGTAAGCACTCCTAATAAAACACTTAAAAAACAAATAAGAAAAGACCACCAAATTGTAGATTTATACACCTTCATTAACACTCACCTCAATGACATTTTACCACAATATCCCTCAAATTACAACACCAAAATTCCTCTTTCATCATAAATACTTCCACCAGTATTTCCACCGCACCGAATCGCCCTATCCAGCGCCATAATAGTTGCCACAGCACCGTCGATTTTCTCGGTGGATTTCTCTTTGTCGGGCTTAATGTTCCCAGCGGGGTCGGTGCGAATGAAGATATTATCCATCATCCAACGCAAAACAAGATGCCCTCCGTGTGCTATTTTTTCTTCAAGAGTTAGCTTCATCAGTTCTTTTGTCGGTGGTGACATATCCAATGCCACGCTTGCGTGGCTATGAAACCTTGACCGAATGGAACAACAGTGAACCCTAACCCCTCAAGGTTTTGTACCATCTGAACTGCACCCCAACGGTCAAAAGCAATCTCGCGAATGTTGTACTTTAAACCAAGTTGCTCAATAAAATGCTCAATATAGCCGTAATGCACAACATTGCCCTCAGTCGTGAAAAGCTGTCCTTGCTGTTCCCATATATCATAATTCACATGGTCACGTCGCACACGCAAATCAATGTTATTTTCCGGTATCCAAAAATAAGGGAGCACAAAATATTTATCATCTTCATCGATTGGTGGAAACACAAGCACAAATGCCGTAATATCAGTACTGCTTGAAAGGTCAAGTCCACCGTAGCAAACTCTGCCTTCAAGTTCTTCTGGATTGACTGCAAACGCACACTTATCCCATTTCTCCATCGGCATCCAACGGATAGCTTGTTTAACCCATTGGTTAAGGCGAAGTTGTCTGAATGAGTTTTCTTCTGCTGGGTTTTGCTTTGCAGATTCACAAGCAGCTTTGACTTTATCTATTCCAACAGTTATTCCAAGCGAGGGGTTAGCTTTTTTCCACACCTTTGGGTCTGTCCAGTCATCCTCTTGCGATGCACCGAAAATTACAGGATAAAAAGTCGGGTCGTGTTTTCTTCCCTCAATTATATCAAGCGCTTTTTGATGCACCTCCCAGCAGATACTGTTCTGATTATCTCCGGCTGTTGTGATAAGAAAATACAGTGGCTGCATTCTCGCATCACCACTGCCTTTTGTCATAACATCATAAAGCTTTCGGTTCGGCTGAGTATGCAGCTCGTCGAAGACAACTCCGTGAGTATTGAAACCATGCTTATTGCCAACATCAGCAGAAAGCACTTGATAAATACTGCCTGTTGGCTGATAAATAAGACGCTTTTGTGAGTCAAGAATTTTAACTCGCTTTGATAATGCCGGACACATCCTAACCATATCTGCTGCAACATTAAAAACAATGGACGCTTGGTTTCTATCAGCTGCACATCCATAAACCTCAGCGCGTTCTTCATTATCACCACAAGTGAGCAGAAGTGCAACCGCCGCAGCAAGTTCTGACTTGCCCATTTTCTTTGGGATTTCAACATAAGCTGTGTTAAATTGCCGATAGCCATTGGGTTTGAGCGTTCCAAAAACATCACGAATAATCTCCTCCTGCCAATTTATAAGGTCAAAAGGCTTACCAGACCAAGTGCCTTTAGTGTGTTTCAAGGATTCTATGAAGGCAACAGCATAATCTGCGTGGTTTTTGCTATAAATACTATCCTTTGATTTGAACTGTGTGGGTTTGCACTTATTAAGTTTCTGAATACTGTCGCCTCCTTTGCAAAGCATTTACTCAGGTAATTTAGAATAATTTCTAAATAGTCATTGACATTGTTGTTTTATAATGATACAATGTATTTAGAAAATTTTCTAAATACATTGTATTGGAGGAATATTTATTGGGATTTCCAAACATTTTTAAAGCTCTTTCAGACCCCGTACGACGGGATATCCTAGTCATGTTGAAGAAAGGTAAAATGTCCGCAGGGGATATTTCATCAAGATTTGATATGACAGGTGCAACAGTTTCTTATCACTTATCACAATTAAAAAAAGCAGATTTAATCTTTGAAACCAAATATAAAAATTTTGTGTACTTTGAGCTTAACGCATCTGTATTCGAAGAAATCATGCTTTGGATATCACAATTTGGAGGTAATAATGATGAAAAAAAATAACATAACACTAGTAATAACGTCTATTATTTGTTTATCACCAGCAATATTGGCTGCATTTGTTTATGACAAATTGCCTGACGAGATTGCAATTCATTTTGACGCAGCGGGCAATCCTAACAACTACGCACCTAAGTTTATTGCAGCATTTGGTTTGCCACTTTTTCTTGCAATAATAAATTTTTTTGTTAACTTTTTTATATCTAAAGACCCAAAAAATGAAAATATTTCATCTTCAATGAAATTCCTGACGAAATGGTTAATTCCATTGTTATCTGTTGTTATAATGCCTGTTACTTTATTTAAGTCAATGGATGCAGATATTCCTATTGATATTATTATTCTTTCAGTTGTTGGCTTGATAATTGTACTATGCGGTAATTATCTTCCAAAATGTAAGCAAAATTACACAGTAGGAATTAAACTTCCGTGGACTCTTCATAGTTACGAAAATTGGAATAGAACTCACAGATTGTCAGGTAAGTTGTGGGTGTTAGGTGGATTATTGATTATTTTAAACTCATTTATAGGCTTAGCATGGATTATGATTGTAATTATTGCATTGATAATAATTATTCCTGTGATTTATTCATATTGGCTTTATAAGAAAGGAGTTTAGATAATTTATCTCCATATCCTCCTAAAATTATAATTCACACGTTTTATTTCTTATTATTTCTTAAAAATCAGCCTCGGCTACCTTAATTGGTAGTCGAGGTTCTATTTTTTTTTTTAATCTTATCAGCTTTATCCCGATTCCTCCACAGCCTTCTTAAGCACCGCTACATCAAACCCAGCTGACTTATACCCTTGCAAAATTACACTATAATAATAACAGTTTGGTGAGTTCAGTGGCTTTCCCTCGTTCATAATATAAACCATAGCCTCAAATGTTTTTCTGCCAAGCTTTACCTTGACTGTTCCCTTGCGATAAAGGAATGGGAAACCCTCATATCTGTCAAGTGCAGTTTCATCGTCAGGTGTAATTTCCCAAACCAAGCAAGGTATGCTCCCGTTTTCCAGCGGTTCAACCGTTGCCACAGCGCCGCCGTGTTGCCCCCCTAAAAAGCAACTGGTAGTTCTTTAGGGTAGTTACCCCAACAGGTTTTGCTGTGGGGCAACGGTACGCCATTTGTTCAAGGTTTAGGTTGCTGCCGTAAGCAAGGTAATATTTATTACGCATTTAAATTTCCTCCTTCAAGCAGGTAGCTTTTACGCTACCTGAAATCGCCAAGCTGCTGACCCATCAAGGTGCGCTGTTAGGTGCTCTCTGCAGTTTGCAAATTCCTCACCGATAAAGCCAATTCGGTTGAGGTAGGTTCTCATTGCAAATTTCTCATTGTCAGTTTGTGGCTTTTTGGAGCTTGCAAATTTCTGAGTTAAAGCTTGGTGGTTAAGGGCGAGAGCCAGAACAATATAACTTCTGACTTTCCCTTCGTGAAGTGTGCTGTTAAACCCTCTTAGCTCTACGGTGTGCTGACCTGTGAAAAAACTGTGAAGGTTTAAAAAGTGGTATCGACTTGAGTGGTAATGCCGGCTGGTGCTTTCGCTGTAGCCCTCGTACCAAAGGCTCTCAATTTCAGCCATTGTCTTTGGCTTTTTGCTATTTAGCTTGTCAACCAAAAGGTTATCCATCTTTTTGCAATATCTTATTCTCTCTGGGTTAATCTCAAGTGCTTTGTAGAAAAGGTCGTTCTTGGAGGCAATTATATTTATAAAGTTGCGAATACTTCGAACAGTATGGTTCGCACCGTCAAGGTGAAGGTGAATTCCACAGCTGCTATTTTCAAACCCTCCAGCCTTTTTAAGCTTTCGGATAAGCTCCTGCAAGGTTTCAATGTCCTCTTTGTAGGTAAGAATTGGGCTGACTAGCTCAACACTGTAGCTCCTGTCGGCTGGAACAATTCTGCCGTTTTCCTTGCGTTTGCAAATGATTGAGGCATCGCTCATTAACTTCCAAACCCTATTATCTGGTGCTGTAACCTTGTAAGTGTCATAGCCATCGTAGGTGCGAGTTGCTGTTCCGTTTAAATGCTGTGCAGTAACCTCCGCAGCTTTTTCCCTTGTAATTCCTGTAAACTCAATTTCAATGCCAAATCTCGATTCTAACATTTTTCTTGCCCCTTTTCTTTGGTAGTGTGTTTCTTTTTGTAGTCACATATTAACTCTATATCAGGTATATATCAAGTTAATTATGCTCATAAGATACACAATATATAGGGGTTAGAAGTGTACATATTACTCGATTATTTTCTCGCATAAATCCTCGCCATAAACTACGTTCAAGCCACAGCCATTATCCCAACGAACTAATATGGAGCCAGTATCATCAACTCCATAAACTGTTCCTTTTGTTCCAATTGGTGGAGCCTGAACATCGTCCATTTTTAAAAGCTTTACTCGAGTACCTTTTGGATATTCCTTGCGAGTACGCTCGATGACCTCTTTACTTGGAAATCTCATTATTGACGCCCTCCTTGAAAGCAGAAGAACCAACAAGGTTCTTGAGCAAATTTTTTCTCATTTCCTTATACTCAGAGCCGATAAAACCAAGCCTTAAAAGATAACAACGAAATTCGTACTTCTCATTTTTTACAGGTCTTTCGGTAGCATTAACTCTTTGGAGCGTTTTTGCCATATCACAAAGTGCCGTTATGAAATAAGTGTAAGCCTCAACTTCTTCTGGAGTGCATTCGCTGTTAAACCAAGGAAAACTTATCTTTTCTTCTGAAATTATTAGGCCGAGGTTGTCGGTGCCTATTGCCTTTTTAATAATAGAAGATTTGCTTGCTATTAGTTTTTGTAGGTTGTCGATTGCTATGTCGGTGAAGTCAGACTTTGGCATTTCAATAGTCAAGCTGATTTCCTGTGTGTTTTCTGCAACAAAGCCTCTTTCTGCAAGACTATTTCTCAAGCTTTCATCCTCATATTCCATAATTCCGTTCTTATCAACTTTAATAGCTCCAATTTTGTAAGCAAAGGTAGGCGCACCTTCGTATTTACTTTGCATTCCTGTAATTTCGCTGATTGCTTTTACCAGTTCTTTGCGAGCATTACCTTTCAAGTTGTAATTAATTTGCATATAAAAACCCCTTTCATTTTTAGGATATTACATTAATCACTCTAAAGCCTAAAAATAGCAAGGGGTCTTGATGTAGTATTTTAAAGAGTTATTTACAGTTTTGTTGTGTAAATAACACAATTCCACTCAAGACAAAACATACGCAAGGAAGTGCTACTCCGTTTCCCCACATTTTGTACTCAGCTGAATCCGAATGTGGATTTTGTAGCCACTTAATAATCTGATTACGGCTTTTTGGTTTAGTACTTGTACCCATAATTTTTCTGTGAGTTTCAAAAACTTCTGACCAGAACAATATTTCTTCTTCAGTCGGAGTTGTTGTTTCAAGATTATCACACCACCATATTGGGAAACCTTGCAACAAGGCACATTCCTTTGGGGTTAATCTGCGAACAGTATAGTTTGGCTCTACCGTTGTGGAAACGCTATGCCCATTTGATTCGGGCAATGCCCGAAGGTTCATTGCAACTGCCGAAGGACCTTGTGCGTTCAAAGTTGATGCAACGCCATTTTCAGCAATGCCTAAATTTCTTGCAAAATTCTGCCCACAATTAAAAGTTTCTCGGTCAATTGCGTAGATAGGTTCTGTTATAACAGATGGGTCTTTATAATCTCTCGATGCAAGTGTAGGAGATTTCCCCTCATTGATTTGCATAAAACTCCCCGTAGTCATAGAATAAACTGCGTGTCGGTCGGTTGTATTAAGAGTAAAAGATACATTCTCATTAATTCCATCACCGTTAGGGCCATTATCGTCCTTGCGACCTATTACACTACCTTGAATACAAACCGCAGGCTCGCCACCGTGGGTGCAAGTTAAAGTTGGTGCTTGCTCTTCAGTTATATTGCATGAAGACTTTCCCACGTCCGCAGACGTTTGCCTTCGGTCTATACAAACAACAGCTATCCCACCTTGATTGCAAGAAGGATTTCCACCATTTCCGTCAATTGTTCTTGAAGTGTCAGCCTCATAAATACCACTGTGAGGGTTGTCTGATTTCATAGAATTACTTTCATCAGAGCAGATGCCATAAGCTTGTGGCACAAATATTGATTGGTCATTATTACAAGAAAGGGTTGCAGATTTATTGTCCTGAATTAAAGCACCCTTTCCACCGCCCTCACAGCCGCTGCGGATTTTCATAGTTTTAGGTGTATCCTCTAAAGTCATAGTTGCCGGAACAACTCCTGCTCTTAAAGTCGGTGAAGTTTCTTCCTCATAACCGATACCACGGCTATTTGCTGAGTGTTCTGTGCAAAAGCCTGCAGAAGTTACAAACGGCTGATTATTTCCACCAGTTCCGTATGTAGCAGAAACAGTCGGTGCAATATTAATTTCTTTGTAGCGAGTGTCTTGGCTGTGGTTTTCAAACATAACGCAGGGAGGGTGATGCGCCTCAGCTCTAAGGGTTGCCGATAAATTATTAAGTACATCTATTCGCTGACCACCTTGGTCGTTTAGGACAATTTTGCTTGTTTCTCCAATGCAAGTTTCAGTGCTGTCGGCAGTTCCTTGCCACGAACAGTTGCTCTTCGAAGAATACCCTGGCACGCCTTCGGACTCAAATAATATTTTTCCGGCACATTTATCTGCAAAATCTGCGACAAGGTAGATTCGCTTTCTTCGTTGGGGAACTCCCCAGTATTGTGCGTCAAGTGTTCGCCAAGCGATGGAATAATTATCTCCCACGATACTGCCTGAACCAAGCCATTTGTTAGGTTTAGAAATAGATACGGTTTTATCTTTAATTTTTGCGATGCTGTCAAGGACTGCCTTGAAGTCCTCACCTTTGTTTGAGGAGAATGCTCCAGGGACATTTTCCCAAACGATAAATCTTGGCTTTTCACCATTAGTTGCCGACCTCATTTCCTTAATAATTCTAATTGCCTCATAAAAAAGGACGGATTGTGAGCCAATAAGTCCGGCTCTTTTCCCTGCAACCGACATATCGGTGCAAGGTGAACCAAAGGTTATAATATCAACGGGTTCTATTTCAGCACCGTTAATTGTTGAAATATCGCCGAGATGTTTTACATTAGGAAATCTTTTTGTTGTAACTCGTATCGGAAAAGGTTCAATTTCACTCGACCAAATAGGAGTTATTCCACTAAGCATTCCACCTAAAGGAAAGCCTCCTGAGCCATCAAAAAGTGAACCGAGGGTGAGATTTCGTACCCAATCCTGATTACTCATCATTAGCCACCTCAGAATATTTTATTTCCTCACCATCTCTCAACAAAAGCACGCCATCAGCTGAACCTATCTGCTCAATAAATCTTTTAACAATAACATCAGCATACTTTTCATCAAGTTCAATAGTGTAGCAAATTCTGTCCGTCTGCTCACAGGCAATAAGGGTTGAACCACTTCCGCCAAAAGGGTCAAGGACAATTGAGTTAGTTAAACTAGAGTTTGTTATCGGATATGCAACAAGAGCTATCGGTTTCATTGTTGGGTGATATTTTGATTTCGTTGGCCTATCAAAATTCCAAATAGTCCTTTGTTTTCTATCAGCATAGAATTTATGTCCTGCTGTAGGCTTCCATCCAACAAGAACAGGCTCATGGCAATACTGATAATCACATCTGCCAAGAACGGGTGAATTTTTAACCCAAATACAAGTCTGATGACAAAAGAAACCAGCATCCTTAAATGCGATTCTAAAGTTTACAGTTTCTCTATCTGCATGAAAAATGTAAATTGAACCCCCATCAACAAGACTTTCATACATTCCTTTGTAAGCTCCAAGCAAAAATTCATAGAACTTTTTATCGTCCATATTGTCATTTTGAATTGTTCCAGCTGTTCCCTCATAAGCCACATTATATGGCGGGTCTGTTACAACAAGATTCGATTTTTTTCCGTCCATAAGTTTTGAATAAGTATCAAGATTTGTACTATCGCCACAGATAAGTCGGTGTCTGCCAAGTAGCCAAACATCACCAAGCTTTGTAATAGGTGGTTTCTGCAGTTCAGCATCCACATCAAAATCATCGTCCTTAATGCCATCTTTGAGTGTGTCTTTAAATAACTCATCCAGCTCAGAAGGTTCAAAACCAGTAAGAGAAATATCAAAATCTGCACCTTGCAAATCTGCAATTAAAAGTGCTAATTTATCCTTATCCCATTCACCACTAATTTTATTGAGTGCGACATTGAGTGCTTTTTCTTTATCTTCAGCCATCTCAATGACAACGCATTCCACTTCGGTAATTCCCATATCAAGCAGAACCTTTAAGCGTTGATGACCGCCTACTACCTTGCCAGTAGTCTTGTTCCAAATAACTGGTTCAACATAACCAAACTCCTGTAATGAGCGTTTTAGTTTTTCATATTCAGCATCACCAGGCTTTAAATCCTTACGAGGGTTATATTCGGCTGGAATAAGTTGTTCGGTTTTTAGTTTTTCAATTAACATAAATTATTTCCCTTTCCGAGCAGACAAAAGTCGCTCCATAACATCATCTTGAGGACTTTGCCCACCATAATCTACTGATGAGTTTTCTTTCACAATTGCGTGAATTTGACACCACAATAAATTGGCGTGTTTTGAATACTCTCTTTCCATTGATACATAAGGCGAAGCAATGGCAGCACCAGTGGTTGGGTGTTTAGCAAGAAATCCAAACTGTGAAATGACCTCCTCGCATTGAATCCAACGAGCGACAGCCATTGAATATTGTTCTAAGCTTTCTTGATTTATTAACTGCTCACAGTTATATTTTCTTAACCACGCCCACGTAGTTTTAAATACCTCATATGCTTGTATTTGCATACCATTTTTTTGTTCTGCTGATAAAAAATCTTTAGGAGAGGGCATATCAGAACCAATTAACTCATCTGCAGATACTTCCATAACCGATAATTTGCGTTTTCCTAAATTACCCTCCGCAAGTTTTTCAGCAAGTGGCTTTTTAGGTCTGCCCCCTACACCCTTTTGAGGCCCTCTTTTCCCCAACGTTTCACCTTCTTTTCAAAACTTATGGGGTTAATACCCCTAAAACTTATGCGAAAACTAACACAACGCCCAGCACCGCTGTCCTATTTCAAAGGGTTTGGAGATTTTTATACCCCCACCCAAAAGAGGTTGGTACTAAATCATAATACTAACCACTTTTAAGACTTCGACCATCTATCACCCATCTCTACAGTAATGCGTGAGTGACAGGACTTGCAAAGAGCCATAAGGTTGCTGACATCATTGCCACCACCTTTGGAGAGCGGTAAGATGTGGTGGACTTCTTCAGCAGGAGTAAGCACACAGTTTTTCTGACACTCCTCACACAAAGGATAAGCCTTGATGTATCTATCTCGGATACGCTTCCACGCTCTTCCGTAGCGTTTGTTGGACTTGGAGTCACGCTGATATTTATTGTAATGCTTGTTTGCCTCTTGTTTATGCTCGGTGCAGTATTGCTCACCATTATCGCAGAGCCGACCGCAACCAGGATAAGAACAAGGGCGCTTGGGTTTATAGGGCATTGTTTCACCTCAATCTATGTAAAAAGGGCACCCACAATCGTGAGCACCCTTAGGATATTTTTCTATATTATCATATTAACACATATGGAACGGACAAAACGGACAACTTTTAATTTTTTGCTAAAAATCTATCATGAGCCTTGCGAACACCATCAGCTGTATTTCCTCCACCAATGCCCATTGCTATCTGCACCCAGTTAAGCCCGTTGATATATCTTAGTGATAAAATCATTCTCATTTGGCTATCGTCAACAGTTTCTATGTAACGGTTGAGTGTATTGAGTTCATAAAAACATTTCTTGATATTAAGGTCAATGAGTCCTTTTAAATCAACAATCTCTGCCACATGCTTTGACAGCCTATCCGTAACACCTGTACTTCTAGGCATTCCTGTAATATGTGAGGTGCAGGAGGTAGCAAGGCACTCTAGTTCCTCTAATCTTCGTTGTTGTTCTTCAATTTCACGGTTTAACCAATAAAGCTGAGATAGTTCTTTCTTTGTCATATGCTTCCTCCCTCCACAATTAATATTACTTTCACTGCATCAATAAGTGCTGACTGTGTTTTTTCTTTTCTGCCGAGTGCTGACATAATGTTTTCATCAATTGTGCCTTTAGTGATAATGTGCTGAATAACAACAGTATCCGAGGTTTGTCCCTGTCGCCAAAGACGGGCATTTGTTTGCTGATAAAGCTCTAAACTCCAAGTGAGTCCAAACCAAATAAGTGTTGAGCCACCAGCTTGAAGATTTAGTCCGTGTCCAGCACTTGCTGGGTGAATAACTGCAACAGGAATTTTTCCAGCATTCCAATCAGCAATATCAGCTGAGGACTTAATCTCACGAATAGAAAAACTTTTCTTGATTCTCTCCAAATCGTGCTTGAACCAATATGCGATAAGAACAGGTTTACCATTGGCGGCTTCAATTAAATCTTCAAGTGCATCAAGTTTTTTATCGTGTATCTGAATTACTTGTTTTTCCTCACCATAGACAGCACCATTTGCCATTTGACAAAGTTTGTTTGATAAAGCTGCGGCATTTACAGCATCAATCTCATCATCACCAAGAGAAAGCACCAAATCTTGCTTTAAGGTGTCATACGCTTTTTGCTCTTTTTCTGAAAGGGATTTATAACGCATTCTGGCATTTTGAGGTAGTCAGCACTTTTCATACTAATGGTGATATCTGAGATAAGGCGATAAATTTCATCTTCAGCGCCAGTTTTAGGTTTATAGCTAAAAACCATCTGCTGATTGCGTTTATCCGGGTCAAAGAAATTACTGCGAAAGTGGGAAATAAATCTACCCAGCCTTTTTCCCATATCAAGAATTTTAAATTCTGCCCATAAATCCATTAAGCCGTTACTTGATGGTGTTCCTGTCAATCCAACAATTCTTTTTACTGTTGGTCGCACTTTAAGTAAACTTTTGAACCTTTTAGCACTATATGACTTGAATGAAGATAGCTCATCAATGACAGTTAAAAGGCAGACCGCTATTATTTATCAGCCAATCAACATTCTCACGATTGATAATATAAATATCAGCTTTTTGCATTAATGCTGTTTTTCTTTGAGCCTCAGAACCTACTGCAACTGAATATGTAAGACCTTTTAGGTGGTCCCATTTTTCAATTTCATCTGTCCACACACGAGTAACTCTTAATGGTGCTATAACTAAAATCTTTGAAACCTCAAAGCTATCAAATATAAGATTATAAATGGCTGTAAGCGTTATGGAAGTTTTCCCCAAACCCATATCAAGTAGAACAGCTGATATAGGATGTTCAAGTATAAAATTTGTCGCATAAATCTGATAATCATGTGGATTGAATTTCATCAAGCACACCTCCAATCTGTTCTATGTTATCAATGCAGTAAACCAAAAAACCTAACTCTTCCAGTTGCCTTTTTCTTTTTACTTGCAAAGGTCGCATTTTCTTACCAGTAGCTTTTAACTCCACAAATGCGATCTTGCTGTGTGGTAAAAGCACCAAGCGGTCAGGCACTCCATCAAATCCAGGGGATACGAATTTAAGGCAAAGACCTTCCATGCTTTTAACGGTTTCTATTAATTTTTGTTCTATTTGTTTTTCTCGCATAAATACCTCCAAACTTTTAATGGTGGAGGTCGAAGGAACTCATTTCTATAAACTATATATAGGGCATTTTTGACAAAAATTTTGCCCTAAAGGGGTTTTATATACAGGCCTCCTACGACCTCCACCTTTTAGCTTTTAACTATCAATAAAGTCCGATTTTAGGCGAATTCCACACACAAAGTTGCCTGTCTTGCCTTTTCGTTTTTCAAATCCGGCATTTTCAAGTCCTGCGTAAAAGTCAGTGGTGCTCCTTGTGTATTCTCCCGTTCTCGCACAATAGGTACGATACTCCTGGTAGAACTCTCCAGACTTTTGCTGATATGATGTATCCACCTCGCAACAGTCTTCAATAAAGATTGAAAGCCAGTCATTATTATTACGATAACGATTGATGGCATCCTCCACAACTTTCGGAATCTGAAGATTGAAGTTATTATTGATGGCCTTTGATGCACCTTCAATAATCCATGAAAGCACTGCACCGCCAGCTTCTTCTGCTAAATAATCTGCATAATTTTTGATGTCAGACTTGCCTTCAATTTTTGCATTAAAAGGAATAACTATAAGCCTTCTCCATGTGCCGTCATCATTTGCACCCACTCTTGGCAGATGGTTGGTATATAACACGAGAGTGTGAGTTGGCACATATTTGAACGGGTCCTTATACTTTTTTTCTGCAGAAATCTCATCGGTAGAACACAGCTGTTTTACGATAGAGGTGTTCAGCCTCATACCTTCTTCAAGTTCTGCTGCAATAACAAGTCGCTTTCCCTTAAGTTCCGCCATCTCAGGCTTGACATTTCGCTTACAGCCTACTGTCAAAGCATCGGCAGAAATTGTACCACTATAGGTACCAAGCACCCTGGCTATGGTGTTCCAAAAAGTTGACTTTCCATTGCTTCCTTCTCCGTATGCGATAACAAGTGCCTCCACATACACCTTGCCAATTGCAGACAGACCTACAATCTGTTGCACATAGTTCAGTAAATCCTTGTCACCACAGAAAAAACTGTCTACAGCACTAAGCCATAAAACCATGCTTTGATCATTTGGAGATACCGCCGTCATTTTTGTTATAAGGTCTTCGGCACTGTGTTCTTTTGCCACTCCACTTTGCAAACCATAAGTACAATCTGGTGTGTTTAAAAGGAATTCATGGCTGTCAAAGTCAGTGATGCTTTTAAGCAACATAGGCTTTGCCGCTTGTAATGCAGCGGTCACATATTTCATATCCCTGCGTTTCATAACAAATGCACGATAAGCAACGGCCGTTACATATTCCTTGAAAGCTTTATCGCTTGCAGAATCAATTGCTTTTTCCAGTGCTTTTCCTCCGGCTGCAATAAGTTCTTTATCCACGCCTGCGTTAAGCAATAAATTCTTTGCCTTTTCTATCGCTACCACTGCCTCTTTTAACTGGGTATCAAGAAAATCTTCACAGGCACCTACCGCCATTTGCTTAGATTCCACCCAGTGCGTTCCGTCATAACACATATAGTCCGTAGAATCGGTATAAACCAATTTTCCTGCATATTCACGGGATAGCACTTTTGCCTGCCCAATATCAGAATAATCACCAGGTTTTAGGCTGTACCCCTTGTTATACTCTTCAGGAGATACATAACCGTCCTGCTTCTGCACCATTTTACCAAATTTTACAGCACTGTCCCATATATTATTTAACTCTTCATCTGATAATAGTGGAGTACAAAGCTGTGCTTTTTCCATGTAAATTTCATAAGCCTTATCTGTGTTGCCATATCGTTTAATGAGTTTGCCTGCAATATGGCTCATGGTGCTATTTCTTTGACCTTCTGGCACCTTTTCCATTTGTGCATCAAATTCAGCAAAATCATCCTCATCAAGAAAATCCACAATATTTATCTCACCATCATAAATTTGAACATCAGCATTATCCGTTCCAAAAAGTAGCCTTGCACTGTCTAAAGCGTTTGTATCAAAGTAGGGAAAAGAGTATGATATCTGCTGTTTTAAGCTTGCATACTCATTAGAGTCAGTAATAACAGGTGTCATAAAATACACATGAAATCTTGGACGAGCCGACTTATTGCCTTTTGGTTTCATATGGTTTCTTGAGTGAACAATCGCAAATGAAACATTTGGAAAAGCCGATGCAACGTCATCAGCTGTAACCCAATCTTGTGGGTTATCTGAATGGTCGTTGTCACAATCAAGTGCAACATTATCCGCACTAATAAAATTTGCTTTACTGCGATAGCTATTTTTGTATTCAGCTGTTACATGGTCATATTTAACAACATTAATGAGTGATTCTTTATCTGTAATTACTTTTTTATTAGGATAAATGCAGTTTGAAAGACTACCAACACAACCTGCTGTGTATAAAGTAAACTGGGTCATTTCAATACCTCCTTCAATTCCTCAGAAAAATATCTGATTGTCTGGTGACAGTTTTTTGCTTTTGTAATTTCTGTTGTCATGCCCTTTGAAATTTTATCTCCAAATACCCATAGCTGATTGCATTTGCCAAGAAGAACCATATTCATAAACATTGCAATTTCTCTTTCAGCAGGATTATTATCATCCATAAATTGTGGGAAAAGCAGGTGCGGAGCAAGAGGTATGCAATTGCTTTTAATTGCAAAACGACAAAACTCACGAGCTCTTTTTATATTGCGTTCTACATCACCTGCAAATGGTGAGCAGATATACACAAGAGGCTTAAAGGCAGATTTTCGTTCTGCCTTCTCCTCTCTGATAACATTGGTTAGTGCCTCATATGTAGTTGGGTCATAGTAACCTTCTGAATTGAATTTATTTACTCCCATTAGGCACCTCCTACGCTGAAAGCTGCTTTTGTTTTAAGCGAAGATAATACCATTCCAATGCACGTTTACGCTCCTGATAGTCCTTGATTGTAAGCACCAATCCGATATCTGCTTTTTGAAGTAAAGCAATGTACTTAATTTCCTCTGCTGTCAGAAAAGGTCTAATAGAATCCACATTACCAAGATTGTTTGCTTTTTTGTATTCCTTTGAAGTCATATCAAGTACAATGCGGTTAATCATATCCATCTCATTGGAAAAGTGGTAGTGCTTGGGCGTTTCGTGAACCTCCAAAATTGCCTGCGTTAGTTCTGGGAATTCCAATCTTGCACGATTACGTTCCGTGATGAACTGCTCCATTTGATTGAAACGGTGAATATATGTTTCTTTAAACTGCATAGCTTTCTTGCCTGTGTAGCCCATAACGAGCATAATAAATCCATCGCGAGTCAGAATATACTCTGGTTGGTTCTTGTTCTGTGCGTTTTTATATGAGGACAATCCAAAATTGGATAGTCCAAAATCCTCACTTAGTCCTGAAGTATTGTCAAGCAATCTTGCAATGTCACGCATTACATGAAAATGTTCCTTTTCAAAAATTTCAGCCACATATCTGCTGCTGACTACAGGCATACCTTTTATTTCCATCAATCCATATTCTTTATCCCAAATAACTAATTTGTTCATAATAAAAAACCTCCTAATCTTTCTTGTAAAAATCACAGACATATCCGTCTGCACGAAGTAATAAACTGCCAGCCGGGCTCCGGCCTTTCGCCCATTTAGGGGTCTGCCCCATAATTGTGCATATATCTTCAAGTGAAGCGCTGATGGGTGCTTCAATAACCACTTCGTCGTGAACGTGCATAACAATTTTGTAACCAGCATTTTCTAAGCGAAGCATTGACTCTGCTAAAATGTCACGAGCAATTGCCTGCACAATGTTTTCCACGAATTTAGGGCCGTAGCTATCAATCCGAGTCCATTTTTTCTGTGTGCCTACGCCCTCATAAGTAACACAATCACCACCGAATTTATTTTCACCAATGCGTGGTTTTACATAGACAAGATTTCTGCCACTGGGTAGCGTGATGAAAAGCATACCACTTTGGTGGCTGAATCGAATGCCGTGAGTTTCTGTGGTTGTTTTTTGTATAACTGCCGTTTTTGTAGCTTTATCAACATCCCACCAAAGGCGAGTAATATTGCTGTTAGAGTTTCGCCACGCTGAAACAAGTGGCTGTAATTCTTCTTCTAAAACTCCCATATTTAAAGCCCCCATTGCTTTTAGTGCTCCTACTGATCCACCATAGCCAAGTGCCAATTCGGATATCTTACCCTTTTGCCTTAAATGTCCGTTAACACCATTTTTCTCAACCGGCAGATGAAACATCTGTGATGCAGAGGCACAATATATATCACCACCATCAGCAAAAACCTGCATTCTCCATTTTTCACCCGCAAGCCAAGCAATTACACGAGCCTCAATAGCAGAAAAGTCAGCAACATAAAACTTACAGCCTTGTTTTGGTACAAATGCCGTTCTGATAAGTTCAGAAAGCACCATAGGAACAGAATCATATAGCATTTCAACAGCTTCAAAATTGCCGTAACGTATAAGGTCGCGAGCCTGTTTTAAATCAGGCAGATGGTTTTGAGGGAGATTTTGCACCTGCACCAATCTGCCTGAGTATCGTCCGGTGCGATTGGCTCCATAAAACTGAATTAACCCTCTTGCTCGACTATCCTTGCATACCACATTTTCCATAGCTGTAAATTTTTTCACAGATGATTTTGCAAGCTCTTGTCTTAAAGACAATGCAAGCTCAACATCTCCGTCAGTCTGCTCTATAAGGTCATAAACTGCAGATTTTGACAGCGAGTCAGTTTCCACACCTTGCTCTAAAAGCCAAGCCTTTAATTGCTGTGGGGAGTTGGGATTATCAAGTCCGGTGACCTCTTTTGCTTTATCAAGATGTGTGTGCTTAAATTCCTCATCACAGAGAATTGCCTGTTTAACAAAAGGAACATCAAGCATAATCCCTCTGTCATTTATGTTTTGGTCGATGTGATAATTCTGCCACTCGGTTTCTGAAACTGGGAACTTAGAGAGTTTTTGTTGAATTGCAAGTTCAGTTTCTACATCACGGAGGTTGTAAGCTTTAAATAATGCCCATTTATCTGGAGCGTCAGTAGGAAAATGTCTTGTAAAGCTACCATCTTTGTTTTTAGCTGGAATGCAAAAATATCGAATAAGGTCTTTGCCTTCTTTTAACTTCTGTTTCTCTAAACCAAGCACAGCACCAACGCCCTCAAGGGATAATGGCAATCCAAGTGTAGCCGCCCAAACCATAGTGCATTGCCAGCTTTCTGGTGAAAGATATATTCCGAGATATTTTGACAAACAGGTTCTTTCAAATTGTGCGTTAAATGCGTGTTTTATTACATTAGGGTCAGTAAGTGCTGAAATTATTTCTTGTGGCAGTTTTTCACCACTTGCAATATCAACAACTTTAACATCGCCACCGTCAACAGAATATCCGAAAAAAAGTATTTCAAAATCATCAGACTCGGTATATTTATACACTCCGCACTTTGTAAGGTCATTGCTGCTGAACGTCTTCAAATCAATATTTACAGATTTCAATGTTTACCTCCTTGCTTTGGAGTGGCAAAAAAGCCACCCCAAGCAGAATTGTTATTAAGATAGAAAATCATCATCAGCTTCTGTTGCAAAATCAGAATCGGCGCTGGACTTGCCACCAAGAGGTTCACCGTCACGAATTTTCTGCAAATTATTTAATCCGCAGGCAATGCCTTTGTTGCCGTTACTATTGAAAGAATAGAAATTAATGCTTGCACGGCCATACACTCCGCTATACACTTCAGAGCTAGTAATTATAGGATTACGGTCGGCATCAACAACGCCAGGAGCGGTAGCAGAGTTCGCATTTATAAAATAACTATTAGCATAAGCGGAATCGTCTGGACGCTCAACATCACCGTCACGAAGTGGCGTCTTAATAGCAGCAAGAGGAGGCACAGTTTTGCCGTTGCCTTTAAGTTTGGATTCGCCTTCGTGATAAGCAGCTTGAATGGCAGCCTTGATTTTTTCCACTGTGCGAGTATCAGACTTCGGAATTATTAGACTAACGGAAAACTTTGGTGTGCCACCATTAATGGACTTAGCTGCCCAAATGTTGGCATAAGACCAGCGAGTATCGGGGCCAGTGATTACTTTCATTGCGTTGTTGACTGTTTTTGTATTGTTTGTAGACATATTAATTGTCCTCCTTAAAATCTTGTTTTGCCGTATTGATTGACGGGCGTTTATCGCTTTCCGGCACGAGCGTTGGCTTGCCTTGTGGCTTTTCTATAAAACCACCGAGAATTTCTTCAAATCGCTTTTTGCCGAGCAGAGTTGTCATTGCTGTAACGCCCATAATCTTGTGCTCGAATGGGTCAAACCCTGCGTTAGCAACAGCATCTGAAACAGTAACTTCGTTTGTATACTTGCGGTTGGAGCGACCTTCTACCAGTTTCCAGCCGTTCCACTCCTTGCCACTAACGGCAGTTTTCAGAGCATATTCCTTGATGTCATTCGCCCAAGAAATAAGTCCATCCAGTTTGCCGAGGATTTCTTCAATCTCTCCATCCTCTAAAAGAGGTGGCAGTTTAAAGTCGTATCGAGCAAGTTGCATATTGTGAACGTATCTGGCACGGCACTCATTCTTTGCCTTGCAGAAACCGCACCATTCGCCACACTGATATTCACCTTTTCCGGCAAAAGCAAGTTCTGCTGTGGGTTTGAGTACCTCTTCTGCCCATTGATACAGCAATTCTTTGCTTACAGTGTAGGTGCTGACGTTATCTCTGCGGGGTTGAAATATCGTCATGCTCACAGTATTTACATCGTAAATCCCATCAAACAACTCCAAAGCACCGAGGGCATAAAGCATCATCTGTGGATTTTTCTCTGCTTCAACCAAAACACCTTGACCATGCTTGTAGTCCACAATTTGAAGTGTGCCGTCGGTAATGATGACGCAATCCCCAGTTCCAAAGCCGTTTTCAACGAACCGGGAAAAGTCAAGTTTTTGCTCAATTAGCACAATTGGGTCACGGCAGGTTTCCTTTGCTTCAGCCAAGCACTCCATAATGTAGGTGGCGTAGTCATTAGCACAGGCTTCCATTTCCTCGTTGTAATACAACAAGTTTTCGGTAGGATTGTTTGGCTCCAAACCTAGTGCTAATCGCAGCTTATACTCACAAAGAGTGTGTGCTTCAGTACCCTCAGCGGCATAGTCGCTTTCCTTATCAACATAGCTCTCGCTAAGCCTTGCAGAGGGAGGGCAATTTAGCCACCTATGTGAAGAGGATGCCGATAGAATTGCGTGCTTACCCATTTCCGAGTACCTCCGCCTCTAAAAACAAGTCAGCATACTTTTCAGGACTAATTTCGCTAAGCTTATTTGCACCGTATTTTCCCAGCAATGCACGAACCTCGGCAGTGAAGCCATTACGGGATTTTTCAGCCAGAACCGCTCGTACATCTTCTAATTTAAGAACCTTAGTTTCCGGCTGCGGTTGTTCTTGAATAGGTTCAGCATTGGCTTTTTCACTGAACAGATCTGCCAGTGATTCAGAGATGCCTATTAGTGTTTCACCACATTTGTGAAGCTCTGCAACTACAAGATACAATTCGCTCATTTTGCTCATTTTGCTCATTAGGGTTTCCTCCTTCCATAGATTGGCACTGCCCAGAAAGTAGGGTCAGCTTTTTTGCCAGACGTTTTGACACCACGCTTATTGCAATAAGAACTTCAGCCAATTCAGCTTCTAACACGTGAATATCTTTGTTGTGAATATTTTGCATTTCGTTTACCTCCTTTTCAAATTTTTTAGGAGCATCGCACCTCACTCTCTAATGGACAGCGAGGTGCGAAAATCCGTAGAAGAATTTTTAATCTTGAAGAAATATTCTCAAAGTCTTATTGGAACGGAGTTTTTTGTAGAGCTGCTGTTCCCTATAACGGACACCGTCGATGGTGATATTAAACTTGTCCGCAATTTCCTGTTTTTTTAACTTATCTTTCAAGAAGTGCCAAAGCACCCTGTCATCAGCCGAAAGCCTGTCCAATTCTACAAACAAGATGTTAAGCAATTCACTGTCCTCTATAATCGCTTCAATGTCGGCTGAATCATCGGATAAGTCAAAGTGGTTTTCTATGTAGCCAGCCTCGTTTATCCCTGTCTTGTCCAGTTCCACCGTTTGGCTCTTATTCTTGCGGTTACAGATTTCACAGTTCTGGTCGCAGTGTTTTGTATCTTTCCAGATGCATTGGAATTTCTTGTTTTGATACCTCTCTTCGAATTTCAGGTCAGCTGCGTTACGCTTGCCGAGGGTATCGTTCTCTTTAGTGCGAGCGAGACGTACTGCATAACCTGCTTCAGGGTCATAAAACCAACGTTGTGGGTAAGGATTGCAAGGTGTTGTAGGTGTGCCTGGTGCAAAGCACTCGCGGTGGGCGACGGGGATGTATTCACCGTTTTGGTTTTCTGCGAAGTAGTTCTTGTAGTAAAGTTTCTGATAGTTTCTCATGTTATTTTCCTCCATAGATTTTCTTAATTCCTGTTTTTTGGGTTTGTATAATCAGATAGATTGACATAGGCGGCGAACGTTCACAATAAATCGACATAAAATTCTCTCCATAGATTGACATTTTTTTTAATGAGTGTTAAAATGATTTAATAGGAGTTAGCGGTAGTAATTTCAAAGTGACAAGGGCTGTTTTTTCAAAATTGAAGAAACAAAAAAGCCCTTGCGAGAATTCTCGCAAGGGCTACTCTGTTATCCTTGCGCATCTTACAAGAACTAACAAATAGTACATATAGTTGATTGTCAAAAGTAGATAAAGTTTATAGAGTAGATATAGTTACTAAGTTTCATTGGAGGCAAAAAATATGTCAAATAATGATTTCCCTGTACTGTGTGGGGGCACCTTTTTCACGTTAATGTTAGCAGCAAGATTGCAAAGAACTTCCAAACGAAATAATGCTGATGGTGCAACCGATGGCTTGTAGCAAACTAAATTACTTGTAGAACTTATTAAAATAATAAAACCATCTTTTAATCCTCCTGTAAAAGAATCCACTTTAAAAAAGAATGTTGGAAGTTACAAACAGTGTGACGACAATGGTGGTACATACTTTGCTGCTGTTTTTGAGTCAGAATCAGACGTCAATAAATTTGATAAGAGACTTAAAACCGATTATAGTAAAGTATTAAACGATATGTCAGATTTGGTATTACGCTTTATTGACGAAGAAAAAGCTGATTGGCTTGTAAAAGCTTTACTTGATGTCATAGAAAATGACAAACAGACAAACGGGAAAACATTTAATATTGAGAACAGACCAATCGAAAAAACAGAGCTTCTTTCAATTAATAGTGTCAACTTAGCCGCTTTTGTTTTGGGAATATGGCATTACATTGTTACAAACGTAAGTGATAACACCGTCGGCGATGCTACATTCAAAAAATGGCACGTTAAAAAAGGTGAAGCCAATAGTGAGTGGATATTTAGAAGTGACATTGGTAATAGTGTAAAAAGAAAATTAACTGTTCTGTCTTTTGCTGATTTCTCTTTTCAAACGAATTTAAACGAACCCAGCAATTTTGTCGAAGAAGAAACAGACTCGCAAGAAGAACCATTTGCACAAGAAAAAACCGCCGACAATGCGTCAGCGGTTACAAATCAAGTTGTTATCAATGGAAACGTATATAATCAACACGGGGACAACAGCAAACAATATTTTGGCAATATAGGTATTCTTATAGATTGAGAGGAAAGGTTATATGAGTGACGCTTTACTTCCGACAACAACAACTACCATAAATTCGCCTGTGGTCTATACACAGACCGCTCCGAATAGCAAACAGTTTTTTGGTGAAGTTGGTGCCGTAAATACTAATATTACTCAAATAATCTCAACCACGGGCGAAGTAACAAATATAAATTTAAGCACTGAGTACTGCAATATCTTTGTTGTTAAAGACGAATGTTTTAGTGGGATTATTGGTAATTTTAATATTCCTAAGTGTAAAGTAATGAGGAGAAACACTGATTCAGAAATTTGTTTACGGTTTGGACGACTGGGTACTGATTTTATTGAAGAAATTAAAACATTTCCTTCTTTATTTATGGATATCAATCACGATTACAGACGGTGTGCTAATCCGGCTCAAATATTTTTCTATGGAATTGTCACTAGCATTATAGAACAAAAGAAATTTTATCGAATTGGATACCAAAAACTTTCTTATCAGCCTCTTTTGCAGCAACAGCTAAACGATAATGCTATTCTTATTGGCTTGAATACAGATAATGGTCAAGATACTTTAGATGAAACAGGCTGGAAAATTAAAAAAATAGACATACGAAAAGCATTGATTAATGTAGGCATTTATTTATAAATGAAGAATTAGCGACTAACTGGCAAAGTAAAATAATGTTTCTGTGAAGAAGGATATAATGTACATTTCCACACGCAAATCAGCAATAAAAAAATGCATCAAATTATCACAGAAACATTAACGAGGCCTTCCGAGATTTGATTTTATTAATGAATGAGTAATATATAGATGTACAATGTGTTCAAATTTGAATTAGAGAGGGAAATGACGATGAGTAAATACAAATCTGTTATTGAAAAAATAACTGTTAATGATGCCACGTTTAAAGAAAGCAGTGAGCGTGAGTTTACTCCGTCATGGATTAACTTCTTTTATGGAAACAATGGTACGGGTAAATCAACAATTGCTCGCACCATTAAGAAAGCCGACAGTTTATCATGGAAAGATAATAAATCTCCCAATGATTTTAATGTTTTAGTTTTCAATAAAGATTTCATCGTAAAAGAAATGAAATTTGATGATGAAACCCCACTCATGCCGGGAGTTTTAATGCTTGGTAAAGATAAAATTGAAACACAAAAGTTAGTAGAAGAAAAACAGGAACAACAAAATCAATTGGATACAAAAATTCAAAGTGAGATTAATGAAAGAACAAAAAAACAGACTACAAAAAGCACTTTGCAAAAACGTTTTGAAGATGCTTGTTGGAAAGCGGCGAAACGATACAAGGAGTCCTTTGGCGGAGGAAAAGGAGATTTTCGAACACAAGCCTTATGTAGTGCTAAAGTCTGCAAAACTGTTGCTGTCGAGCATGATTTTGACAAGTTAAAATCACTATACGATACCGCTACAGACCCAAATGCAAAGAGATATGACATATTGGAGCTATTAAATTTGTCAAAACTGGTTGCCGTAGAAAGCTATGCTCTGCTTGAACAACCAATTGTAAGCACAGCTGATAATGTATATAGCCGTTTCTGGGAAGCGATAAATGCTATCGATTGGGTTAAGCAGGGGCAAGATCGATTTTCAAATATTACTGATGGTAAATGCCCTTATTGCCAGCAAGGTTTGCCGCAAAAATTTGAAGAACAACTTGCAGCTTGTTTTGACCGTAAGTATTCAGAAGATTGTGCAAAAATGGCGGATTTTGGACAAAAATATGCCAGTTATATGATAGCTTTTATTGAAACTGTTCGAAGGTATATAGCGTACATACCGCAAGAGTTTGGCGATTTACAAGTATATAAAGATAATTTAGCATTACTTGAAAAAACATTAGAAGTAAATAAACAAAGAATTTATTCGAAAATTGAAAAACCGTCAGAATCAATTAATCTTGACAGTGCAAAGCAGTATCTTGAGGAGATTAATAAGCTAATTGAGAATACAAACCATTTATTTAATAAGAATAATAGAATTTATGACAACAAAGAAAAAAGTCAAGAAATTTGTATGAATAAGGTATGGGAGTTACTATCTTTTGAGTTACAAAATGTAACAAAGAAATATTTTATTGATGATAAGTCATTAGAAAACGAAATAAAAACTATTAGCGAACAAATTGATGCTGAAAAACGAACTTTAGCCAATATAAAAAGCGAAATCAGCAGATTAACAGACAGACTTGGTGGGTCAGTGGCTACAATCGATAAAATAAATAATTTGTTAGCAAAATCAGGCTTTCAAGGGTTTACTTTACGCGAACACGATAAAATACCAGATAAATATGTGGTTGTTCGTAATGATGGGAGTACTGCTAAGGATTTGAGCGAAGGCGAGCGCAATTTCATAGCTTTTTTATATTTTTATTATCTCGTTCAAGGAGCATGGAAAAAAGATGACCTTATAAAGGGTAAAATCGTTGTGATTGATGACCCTGTATCAAGTATGGACAGTGCAGTACTGTTTATTGTTTCGTCCTTGGTGCGGAAATTAATCAATGATTGTTTTTACGATGGAAAATCACACAATATTAAACAAATTTTCATATTGACGCATAATCCATATTTCCATAAAGAGGTATCATTCGATAGACTAAATAATGAACATGCAACCTATTGCAAAGTGTCATTCTATGAAGTCAAGAAGATTGATAATAATGTATCGGTTGTGAAGTTATGCGAACATGAAAGCAATGGATCCGACCCAGATGTTGAATGGGAGAATTATTCGCCTGTTCAAAATTCATATACTGCATTATGGAACGAATACAAAGACGCAAAATTGCCTACGACACTGTTAAGTATAATACATCGCATTATAGAATATCATTTCATTCAGCTTTGCAGCTATAGTATTGATGAGTTACGTACTAGAGTTTTGAAATATTTTGATAGTGATGTTACAAAGCAGAACCTCGCCAAAGATATGCTTAGATTTATATACGAGCCAATTGATACTATACATAATATCAGTGATGGCATCTACTTTACAGCAAACAATGATAACGAAACATACAAAAAAGTCTTTAAAGCTATTTTTGATGCAATGGGGCAAGAACAGCATTATAGAAAAATGTCTGGCGAATGAGAATTGTTTGTGGTTTATGTATAAAAAGCGAGAGTTAGTGCTAAATCGGAGTCTAGCATTCAGCGCTACCACGTTTTAGCCCCTGACCAGCCCAAGCACAACAATTGTTGCACATTCGTAGACCCGCTCTAGCGACGCGGATGAGCGCAAGGTTAACGATAATTTTAACAAATAAAAACAAGGGTGTGATAAATATGGATTACAAATATTATTTAAAAAGATGTGGCTTTCAGGAACTAGGCAGCGTTGGAATTGATGGTAAAGTTAACAGGGGCAGATATCTCTTAACTTCAATGAATGAAGAGGTTTTGAGCTTTTTCCCTCCACTGTCTATTACTCAATTAAATGACTATGCTTTGCTGCCAGTAATTCCTTTATATTCTGGTAAAAAGGTTTATTGCAACTATGTTTACCATAATGATAAATTTCATAATTCAACAGCTGCACATAAAAGAAACGAATATCGAATTTATTTAAATAAGACCTTAGAAGAGAATAAATTATTATTCCATGCAGATGATATTATGGTTATGCGTAAAGATACTATAGATGACGAAGACGGGGATCCTCAAATTGTATATTTATTGGATTTGGTACAGGATCATCAATCGATGATTTACAAGGCTTTAAATTCAGAAATTGGAAAATTCCCCACCCGTGGCGGATATGGAATATATAACGGCGTAATTTCCGAGTTTGAATCAAAGGTATCTGCAATAAAAAATGTTAATGAAGCAGAAGTTGTGATTGATGCAACCGTTACCGATAGGTTTAAAAGTACTGACTCTAAAGCACTTGAAAACTTATTTAATGCCTCGACATTCAGAGATTTTGTTATGGTTGGCTATAGCAACCTTTGTGCAATAACGGGTACAGTGATAAAATATGATAATTATATGAACCTTGAGGCGGCACATATTAAACCTAAAAGCCACGGCGGACTTTTTTTGCCTAATAATGGCATGGCACTTTGTCGAGATTTGCACTGGGCATTCGATAAAGGTTTTTTCACGTTAACTAAAAATTTAGAGGTGATGGTACATCCCAAAACTACAAGTGACTATCTTAGATCATTTGAAGGTAGGCAAATTCGGCTACCATCCGATGCTTTTTTTATTCCCAATTTAGATAATGTATATTACCACAACAAAGAAGTGTACGGATTGTTTTTAACAACAGGAAGATTATAAGGAGATAAAATACATATGAACGCAATCGACCTGTTTGCAGGATGCGGAGGATTATCAAAAGGCTTTATGGACGCAGGATATAATATTATTGTTGGAGTTGATAATGATCAAGCAGCATTAAATACTTTTGTAAAAAACCATAATGGAGCTATAGCATTAAATGCTGATCTGTCCAAACAAGAAACTTTTGATCAAATTAAAAAAATTGCAGGAAAGCGAAATATTGATGTTATTATTGCAGGACCACCATGCCAAGGCTTTTCGCTTAGTGGGCCACGAAACTTTGATGACGAAAGGAATAAATTGTATTTAGCTGTTTTTGAAACGGTTTTGAAATATCAACCTAAAGGGTTTATTATCGAGAATGTTCCGGGAATGTCAACCTTATATAATGGAGAAATAAAAAAGGAAATTCTTAAGCGATTTAAAAACCTTGGGTATAATGTTGAATGTCGAATTTTATGTTCGGCAGATTATGGAGTTCCTCAAATACGAAAACGTCTTATTTTTATGGGAGTCCGAAAAGATATAGGCGTTCCAACATTTCCAAACCCGATTTATGAACCTAAAAATTATCTCACCTGCCGTGATGCTATAAGTGATCTGCCTCCCTTAGATAACGATTTAGGGCAAGATGAATGCAATTATTTAAAATGTTCACTGACGAAATATCAAAAGAAGATGAGAAAAAGTAATACAATATTATATAATCATGTTGCAACTAACCACACGCAAATGGTAAAAGAAACTATTGTGCTAGTCCCAGAAGGCGGAAACTATAAGGATTTACCGAGTGGAGTTGGTGAAAGTCGAAAATTCAATGAAGCTTGGACAAGGTATCATGGTGACAAACCTTCCCGAACTATTGATACCGGACACCGTAATCATTTTCACTATGAGCAAAACAGAGTGCCTACGGTTAGAGAAAATGCAAGACTCCAATCATTTCCAGATGATTTTGTGTTTCTTGGAACAAGAACTCAACAATATAGGCAAGTAGGAAATGCTGTGCCACCGCTTTTAGGCTATTATTTGGGCATTCAGTTAAAAAGCATTATCGAACACGGAAAAGAGGACTAGATAAATGGTTAATACAATAGATTTGTTTGCTGGATGTGGTGGTTTAACAGAGGGGTTCAAACAATCAGGTCATTATAATACAGTTGCTTGTGTAGAATGGGATAAAGCACCTTGCGACAATCTTCGGCACCATTTAGAAAGTAAGTGGCACTATAAAGATGTTAATCAAAGAGTATTGAGATTTGATATTCAACGAGTAAATGAATTACTAAACGGATGGAACGATACCGAATATGGGCAATCCAAAGGATTGGATTCACTAGTTTCCGAGTATGGTGGAGTTGTAGATCTCATAATAGGCGGACCACCATGTCAGGCATATTCCGTTGCTGGTCGCATACGAGATCAAAACGCGATGAAAGACGATTACAGGAATTATTTGTTTGAAAGCTATCTAACTATAGTGGAACACTACAAGCCCAAGGCATTTGTTTTTGAAAATGTGCCAGGGATGTTGAGTGCAAGACCGGGTGATGGATCAGAAAAAATCGTCGATGTAATTCATCGACAATTTTCAGAAGCAGGTTATGTACTATTAGATGATTTGAGCAATGCGATTATTGATTTCACTGAATATGGAATTCCGCAAAATCGAAAGCGACTTATAATCTTAGGAGTAAGTCGTGAAACCTATGGAGAATCCGCTAAAACATTGCTTCGCGAGTTTTACAACTCTGTTCTGCCAAGTAAAAGGGTGGCTAAAAAGCGTACTGTACGCGATGCTATAGGTGATTTGCCAAAAATGTACCCACTAAATGCTCCAATTCGTGTTAACGGAAAACAATTCTCACATTCATTTGCTGGAACAGATAAATATGCGAATCATTTTACTCGATATAACAGTGCACGGGAAATTGAGATATTTAAGCTGTTAACAAATGATATACAAAACGGATCTCATAAATACACATCAACTGAATCCCTAAAGGAATTGTACACTCAAACAACTGGAAAAGAATCTAATATCCACAAATATCACGTGCTCCGTTGGGATGAACAAAGCAACACAATACCTGCACATCTTTATAAGGACGGATTGCGCCATATTCATCCCGACCCTGAGCAAGCACGTTCGATTAGTGTCAGAGAGGCTGCACGGTTACAAGCTTTCCCGGATAATTATGAATTCATCACGGGTACTGCTTTGGAATTTAAAATGATTGGAAATGCAGTTCCTCCTCTGTTTGCGAAAATCTTAGGAGACAGTGTTTTTGAACTACTATTTGCTGAAAAATAG